CATTAAAAAATATTAACTTAGGTAGTAAAGGAGGTGAATAATGCTAAGTAGAAAACATTATAAAGCTATTGCAAGTATAATCAAAGAAAATAGTGAATTAGTAAACGATACAATATTAGATGAAGATGGTATTAAAACAATGGTAATTAATAGAGAGGGCTTTATTAATGATATAACAAGTTATTTTAATAGTGATAATAATCGTTTTAGTTGGGAGCGATTTGTTGAGGCTTGTGATTAACTCGGCATTGTTGTTGTGTACAATAGACGCCTCGATTTATTCGGGGCGTTTGTGTTTGTGGTTGTCCTTGTCTAGGTTTAGCCGTTAATTTACAATTCAATTATAATTTTCAACGTAAAAGCGTCGCCCCCGAGGGTCGCAAGGGGGGGGGTCATCTACAATAAAACACTCACACCCATTCTGACCCTATTTTTTAAACTTTGTAACAAACTTTCTTTTTCTTTATATATAATTTCTTTTTCTTAATACTATGTACTTAACTATATAGTACTTAATACTGTATTAATATAATCAAATAAATGAATTATGCAAGTATTTTTATTTTAGGATAGTTTTTATTATATTATTTTATGGAATTCAAAGAAATCAAGGGTAAAAAGCACTATTTATATGAATCATTAGAGGAATTTAGTGTATTTTGTCCTAATATATCGTCTGTAAATAATTGGCGTAATGCTTTGGAGGGGGAATGGACGCTAACGGATGACTTATTTGTTTGTCAAGTACTTAGACGTTCAAAGTTATCGCATCCTAACTACAAAAAGCCTAGGACTCTTGTCAGGACTGTATGTGGTTCGTTTATAGTTGAGCAAAAGACACATCAAATGTTAGGGAATAATGGCATTGCCGAGAACATCTATGCATTTTCGGGTAATTATGATGCAATCTATGAAAGAGCTAAAGAAAGAAAACTTAACAATCGTGAGTTTTTATTTGCTAGATATGTTGCTGCGGGAGAGAATCAGATAAAAGCATTTAAAAAAGCTTACCCAAAGGCTAAAGATGAAAAATATATTAAGAAGAAATCAAATTCTTTATTACAAAAAGAGGAAATACGTACAATGGTTAAGGAAGAAATTAAAAAAATACTACAAGAAGAAGGTGTAACGCCTGAATGGATTATCGGCAAATACAAAGATATAGCTGATGTGTCCGATAGAGATTGCGATAGGTTAAAAGCCGTTAAAGACTTAGCAACTATTGCTGGAATGTTTAATACGGAGAAAAAACAGGAGCAATTAACTGTTTGGACAGGCTTTACTGATGAACAAATGGAGGCATTACAAAGTGGCCAAAAAGCAAAACTTGTCGCACATGGCGAAAAAGAAGACGAATGAAGAAGATTTATGCCCTGTATGTGAAGGGGATTTATATTATAGCGAAAAATACACTCAAAGAATTGGCATCGTAGATATTACGGGCAATCACGACGTTATAGGATGGATTTGTCCTCATTGTAAGTCTGAATTTGATAATTCCAATAAAATTATGTATATTTATGGCGAAAATTACGACTCAGGAGACGCATAATGGAAGAAAAAGATATATTATCATCAATTATTAATTATTTAAAACCTAAAGCACATGATGCTATTGATGGTATAACAACACAATGGAAAGAATCACAAGCTAAAGCAAATGAAATGATGCCTAATGAAGAAATGCAAGAATTACTTCAAACAATGGTGATGGGTTCTATAGGAGGTGTTGGCAAAAAAGCATTAAGACGTATATGGGAAAAACCCACAAGAGGTAAAGATGCTCATATGGCAAATTTAAAAAAAATGGCTAAACGTAATACGTCCAAAATCTTTCCACTAAAAGGCAAAAAGTTGGTGGATTTAAATACGAGATTGGGAGGAACAGGAAAAACTCTTGAAGACCTTAATAAATTTACTGGAAGAGAAGGAGATTTTTTTAAAAACAGAATTAGAAGTTTGTTTGACGATTTAAGTGACGTTGAGTTTTAATGAAATTAGAAATTATATACACAGCTGCAGATGAATATCATAATCCCCAAAACCCTCGTTTCTATGGTAACCTTCTTGTATCTCATGATTCATTTGTGGCTGTGGATTGTTCAACCTTACAGGAGTGGAACTAATATGTCTATATTCGATTATTTAACTAGACCATTCAATCCTAACGTAAATAACGATTCTAATAGTATGTTAGATTCTTTATTATTTACTGCTTCTAATAATTGGAATATAGATTCAAGTCAAATCATGGAAAATATGAATAAAATAGCTTTCCATGAAAGTAAAAACAATCCTTCGGCTATTCAAATATCTGATAAAACCGAATCGGGTTATGGGCCTGGAAGAGGATTATTTCAATTTGAAGTCGGCGAAGAACAAGGAGCAAATACAGCTGTTAATAGATTGTTAAGAGAATATGATAAAAGAAAAATGGAAGCTCCTTTATGGGCTTTAGAATTAGATGATTCAAACTACGATGTTAGTGGATTAGACCCATCTCAACAACAAGAGCTATTTTTAGCTAATTTATTGCAAATGCCTAACAAAGAAGGCGAAGGTTATGGCAAAGCTTCTTTTATGGGAGTTGATACAGATGAAGAATTAGCTGATTATTGGGCTCAATATCATCATGCAGGTACAAAACTTGGAACAGACGATTATACTAAACAAAGACAAAAATTCATCGACGACGTACAATATTACGAGGAATAATGAAAAAAACTTGAGTAGACCAATGGGCATCGGAGATACCCGTAAATAATGCAGGAGATAGAGGAAAAAGCCTTCCTAAGTTTAAAGAAGGTGGTAAAACTGCTGCATGGCAAAGAAAAGAAGGTAAAAACCCTGAAGGCGGATTAAACCAAAAAGGTGTTGACTCTTATAAGAGAGAAAATCCTGGTTCTAAATTACAAACAGCTGTAACAACAAAACCATCTAAACTTAAAAAAGGTAGTAAGTCTGCTAAAAGAAGAAAATCTTTTTGTGCTAGAATGAAAGGTATGAGAAAACGCCAAAAAGCTAGTAATAATACAGGTAAAGATAGATTATCTCTTTCGTTAAAAAAATGGAATTGTTAAAAAATGGCTAATTTAAACCTTAATGGAGATGTTTCTAAAAATGAAAAAGTTCTTCAAATGGCTTATGAAGACCTTATTGTATTTGGCAAACTATTCTCTCCTCAAGATTTTTTAGCATCCGCAACACCAAATTTTCATAATATCGTAGGAAAAAAGCTTTTAGATAGAACAAAACAACAATTGGCTCTTGTATTGCCTCGTGACCACGCAAAATCAACCTTAGCTGCGACAGCTGTGTTGCATCGGTTTCTATTTGCGAAAAAAGAAAGCCCAGAATTCATCGCTTGGGTTGGCGAGGCTCAAGACCAAGCAACGGATAACCTTAATTGGATAGCTAACCACATTTACTCGAATCCTGCAATACATTATTATTTCGGTGATATGCAAGGTGATAAGTGGACAAAAACCGAAATTACATTGCAAAATAATTGTAGGATGATTGCTAAAGGTACTGCTCAAAGATTAAGGGGTAAAAAACAATTATCCACAAGATATACTGGGATTATACTGGATGACTTTGAATCAGAGCTAAATACTAAAACTCCCGAAGCAAGGCTTCATATTAAGAATTGGGTGACTGCTGCTGTCTATCCTGCTATCGATTTTGATAAAGGTGGATTTTTATGGTGCAATGGTACAATTGTTCATTATGATGCATTTTTAAATGGATTAGTAAAGAATTACCAAGCTGCTATGAAAAATGGAGAAGAGTATTCATGGGATATAACAACTTATAAAGCTATTCTTGATGATGGTACTCCTTTATGGCCTTCACGTTGGCCTCTTAAAAAATTAGACGAAAGAAAGCAATTTTATATAGATTCGGGTACTCCTGCTAAATTTTACCAAGAATACATGAATCAAGCTAAATCTCCTGAAGACCAAATTTTTGGAGAAGCTGATATAACCGATAATTTGTATAAAGGTAAACTTAAATTTGATAAAGAGTATAATTCTTGGTATATAACATTAGATGATGGGAGAACTGAATATGTCAATATTTACATCGGGGTTGACCCTGCTTCAACGCTTTCTGTTAGGAACGATTATAGTGTTATTATGGTTATCGGTGTTACCGCTGAGTATGATTATTATATTATTGAGTATTGGAGACAAAGAGTATTACCAATGGACTGCGCAGAAGAAATATTTAAAATCGCAGAACGATACAACCCAATCAAAAGAATAAACATTGAAACGATATCATATCAAGAAATGCTTAGAGATTACATACATAAGAAAAGTAAAAAAGAAGGAAAATTCTTACCTGGTATTGAAAAAGGTATTAAAAACTATGGTAACCAAAAAAAGAAAGATAGATTGTTTGAAGGACTTCAACCTATGTTTAAAGCGGGTGCTGTACATTTAAAGAAAGATATGCATGAATTTATAGGAGAATTACTTGATTTTCCTAAAGGCACACATGATGATACTATAGATGCATTTTGGTTAGCGACTCAATTTGCTAAAGGAAATAAAAAAGTTGGAACTGTTAAAAGAGTTCAAAGTGGAGAAAATGAATGGAAAAAACCCAAAAAACGATATAATTGGATGACGGGTTCAAGGTATTGATAAATTAATAAAAAGGTTTTATATTACAAGTTATGATAGAGCAAGATAAAAAAGCAACTGAAATAAAAGAATTATGGAAAAGATGGGATGATGCTCGTAGAGAATGGGCAGACCATGCTCGTGAAGATATTGATTTTTATTTAGGGAATCATTTTTCTGAACAAGAGCAAGATGAACTTCAATCAAGGAATCAATCAAATATACCTTTAGATAGGTTGTATGGAGCTATTGAACAATTTAAAGCTATTATTACATCAAAACCTCCTAAGTTTTCTGCTATGCCAAGAGAAGATTCAGATAGCGATTTAGCAAATGTTTGGAAAACTATATTAGAATATATATGGAATATATCTGATGGCAATGAAACTTTTAAGCAAGTCGTCCATGATTATGCCGTTACGGGTCTTGGTTATTTTTATGCATATACTGATGTTGAAGCTGATTATGGTAGAGGTGAAATTAAATTTACTTATGTTGACCCGTTTAGAGTATGTGTAGACCCTAATGCTAGAAGTAGGTATTTTGATGATGCTACAGGAATGATGTTGTCAACTATATTTACCAAGTTTCAATTAATGGATTTATATCCTCAATTATCAGAAGAGCAGGAAGATGGTAAAATGTTAATTGATTTAATTGACGGATATCACGAAGA